AAACAAAAGACCGCCGCCGTCTCGGCGCTTCTCTCTCCGGGCCGGTTGACCCCGTTCCGGAAGGAGGCCACCGTGACCAGCACCGTCATCGAGGCCACCTGCCAGGGGTGCGGCGAGCCTTTCGAGGCCCGTCAACCACGCGCAAAATGGTGCTCAGACCGCTGCCGAAAGGCCGCAAAAAAGGCCGAAAGTGTCGAGCCGCGTGCAGAATCCGACCCGATCAACGAGGGTTTGGTCGCATCCGTGCAGCGAGAGCTCGAGAACGCGGGCCGGGTGGACACGTTCGCCGGCCAACTGGCACTGACGCTGGCTCGTCGCCTGCCGAAGCCGGACGAGTCGGGGATCTCGTCGCTGTCGAAGGAGCTTCGCACCGTCATGGCAGCGGCGCTCGAGGGGGTCACCCCACCGTCGGCCGAGGGCGAGTCCGAGAGGCCCGGCGAGGTCGACGACGAGGTGACGCGGGCCAGGAGGCAGCGTGAGCAAGCTCGCCAAAAGGCTGGCCTCGCCTGATCTGGTCTGCCCCGACCACTGGAGCGGCCCCGACTGGGTGCTGACCGATGGTCCGGCGGTGGCCGAATTGTGCGCGGCTGCCGGGTTCGTGCCCGACCCGCAGCAGGAGCTCGGGCTGGACATGATTTTCGCCGTTGGCGAGGACGGCCTGCCGGCGTCGTTCGCATTCTGTGTGATCTGCTGCCGCCAGAACCTCAAGACGGGCCTGTTGAAGCAGGCGACGATCGGCTGGCTGTTCGTCACCGACGAGCACCGCATCGTCTGGTCGGCCCACGAGATGGGCACCACCCGCGACGCCCACATCGACCTGACCCAGCTCATCACCGACGCCCCGGCGCTCTCGAAGCGGCTCCCGAACACCCCGAATCACGGCATCTACGACGCCAACGGCCAGGAGCGGATCGAGCTGGCGACGGGCCAGGTGCTCAAGTTCCGGGCGCGCACCCTGTCGGGTGGCCGGGGCTTGACCGGCGACAAGGTGATCCTCGACGAGGCGTTCGCGCTGAAAGCGGCCCACGTCGGCGCGCTGCTGCCGACGATGACGGCCCGTCCCGCGGGCCAGGTGCTCTACGCCTCCTCGGCCGGCAAGGCTGACTCCGCGGTGCTGCGCGACGTCCGTGACCGTGGCCGGGCCGGCGCATCGCCCCGGCTGTCCTACATCGAGTGGCTGGCTCCCCGCGAGAAGTGCAGCGACTCCGACTGCTCGCACCCGAAAGACGCGGTGAAGCGCGGCGTGGACTGCGCACTGGACCGCGAGAGCCTGTGGCGGGCGGCGAACCCGACGATCACGACGGGCCGTATCTCGATCCAGACCATCGCCGACCTTCGCCAGGAGCTTCCGCCCGAGGAGTTCATGCGGGAGTCGTTGGGCTGGTGGGACGAGCCGGACGGCGGTATTGCCGCGGTCTTCGGTCCCGGTCGCTGGGAAGCCTGCGCCGGAGAGCCGCTGGAGCTGCCTGAGTCGCCCGCCGCGATCGGTGTGGCGGTGTCGGTCGACAGGCTGTGGGCCTCGATCGCCTCGGCCTCCACGGTGGAGGTGCTGGCGGACCCGAACGACCCGGAGTCCGAGCCTGTGGACCGGCTGTTCGTGGCGGCATCTGACCGCCGCGAGGATGTCGGGTGGCTGGTCGAGGAGCTGGCGCGAATCCAGAAGGCCCACCCGGACCTGATCATCGTGATCGACAAAAAGGGTCCGACCGCGGACCTGATCAAGGACTTCGAGGACGCCGACGTCGCTGTGGAGTCGGTCGACCTCAACGAGTACGCCGAGGCGTGCTCTCGCTTCTTCGACAAGGTGCGCGGCGGGGAGCTCATGCACCCGTCCTCCGCAGAGCTTGACGAGGCCGTCGCTGGCGCCGCATGGCGCACGGTGGGCGACCGGCAGGTCTGGGGCCGACGCAAGTCCGCCTCCGACGTTTCCATGCTCGAGGCCGCCACCTTGGCGGCGCACGGGGCCGAGAAGTTCGGCGCCTCGTTCAACGTCTACTGATCGGAGGACCGGATGAGGTTCGGCATCGTCGAGATCGTCGGGGTCTTCCTGGTCGTGGTCGGCTGCGGGCTGATCGTCGGCGCCGCTGCGTTGGTCTCGACCGCGCTGGCGGTGCTCGCCTCGGGCCTGTTCGTGATCCTCGCGGGCGTGCTGGCGGTCTACGTGGCGACGACGCTGGAGGCGAAGGCCAAGACGGTTGCGAGTAGGCCGGCGTCGTGACGCTCCTCGGCTCGCTGCGCGAGATCCGCAACGTCACACCAGAGGATCCGCTACAGCCGCTCACCTCCGAGACGCTTCTGGAATGGCTCGGCGGCGAGAAGGTTCACGCCGGTAAGTCGGTCTCCGAGATGACCGCGCTTGGCATGTCGGCTGTGTGGCGTGCTGTGCAGGTCTCCTGCAACGTGCCCGCGGCCCTGCCCTTCCACGCCTACAAGACGGTCGGGGACTCCCGAGTTCGGGCCACCGGCTACGGCGCGGCGCTGCTCGACGACCCGCACCCGGACATGACGCCCTTCGAGTTCTGGCAGACGGTCTTCATGCACCGCAAGCTCTGGGGCAACGCTTACGTCCGGAAGTTGAAGAACCGCGTGGGTCAGGTCGCCGAGCTGTGGCCGATCCACCCTGGTCGAGTGAAGGTCGGCCGCGAGTCCGAGGCGGGCCGGAAGGTCTACTCGGTCGACGGCGGCAAGGAAGTCCTCGGCGATGAGCAGATCCTTCATCTGCCCGGCCTCGGCTACGACGGCGTGTGTGGGGTCTCCCCGGTGCGTGCGGCCCGGCAGTCGATCGGACTGGGGTTGGCGGCTGAGGAGTTCGGCGCCCGCCTGTTCGGCTCTGGCTCGCTGGCGACCGGAATCCTGCAGACCGAGCAGCGTCTCACCCAGACCCAAGCGGACAACCTGTCGAAGCGGTGGCGCGAGAAGCGCACTGGCCTGACCGGCGCCCACGACACGATCGTCATGGACAAGGGCGCGAAGTTCCATCAGCTCACCATCCCACCCCAGGATGCCCAGTTCCTGGAGTCCCGGCGATTCCAGGTGGTCGAGGTGTGCCGCTGGTTCGGCATCCCACCGTTCCTCATGTTCGAGACCGAGAAGTCGACGAGCTGGGGTACGGGACTCGAGCAGCAGGCGCTCGGCTGGGTGAAGTTCGACCTCCAGAACGACCTCGTGGCGATCGAGCAGCGCGTCACCAAGCACGTCCTGCGCCCGACGCCGGTATACGCCAAGTTCGGGCTTGAGGGCCTGCTGCGCGGCGACTCCGCAGCCCGCTCGGCGTTCTACACCTCCCTGTGGAACATCGGCGCCTTGTCCACGAATGAGATCCGCGAGCTTGAGGACCGCGCCCCCGTCGAGGGTGGCGAGGCCCGGCACCGGCCGCTCAACATGGGCGAGCTCGGCACCTTCGACAACGAGACGACGACACCCGAGGAGGTGCCGGCAGATGCCGCGTCCTGAGCAGCCCACCGGCCCAATCTACCGCTTCCACGGCCATCACCGGCCCGACCCCGACGCCCGCACGCCGGTCGTCGACACCGCCGACGTGGTTGGCGCCGAGGACGGCGTGGCGACCATGCGGATCTACGACCCCATCGACTCTTGGGGCGGCGAGTGGGGCGTGTCGGCCAAGGAGTTCGCCAAGGCGGTCGACTCCCTGCCCGACGACACCTCCGAGATCCGGCTGCACATCAACTCACCGGGCGGCGAGGTCTACGAGGGCCTGGCGATCCTCAACCAGCTCCGCAACCACAAGGCGCGCGTCGTGGCCGTCATCGACGGGCTGGCGGCCTCTGCTGCCTCGTTCATCGCCACGGGCGCCGACGAGGTAGTCATGGGCCGCAACACCCAACTGATGATCCACGACGCCTGGGGCCTGTGTGTCGGTCCTGCCGTGGACATGCGCGACATGGCCGACCGGCTCGACAAGATCAGCGACAACATCGCCAGCGTGTACGCCGCCAAGGCCGGTGGCTCGACCGACGACTGGCGCGGCGCGATGCTCGCCGAGTCCTGGTACGACGCCGACGAGGCGGTCGAGGCCGGACTGGCCGATCGCGTCGAAGGCGAGGCCGACGAAGACGCCAAGAACCGTTTTGACCTGTCGATCTTCGCCCATGAGGGCCGCGAGGACGCACCTGCGCCCCCGCTGCCCACGGTTGAGGTGGAGTCCGTCGACACCCCCGCGTCTCCTGACGAGACCCCCGACGCCGTGGCGGCCTACCAACAGCGCCGTCACCGCATGAACGCGCGGCGAGCCAAGGCCGCGTAGCCCCACCCGAAGAAACCTCCCCGCCAGCATCAGGGCTGCCGGGCGAGTCCGCATGCTCACGAAAGGAAAGCGCATGCCGAACACTCAGCAGCTCCGCGAGCAGCGGGCCAATGCCTGGGAGCAGATGAAGGAGGTCATGGACAACGCCACCGGAGAAGGGGGCACCATGACCGCCGAGGAGTCCGCCAAGTACGACCGGATCGAGGCCGAGTACGACAGGCTCGACTCCGACATCGAGCGGGCCGAGCGCCACGAGAAGCGAGCCGAGCAGAACTCCCGCGTCGACCGCCGCGGCGTCGTGCCGGCCGATGAGGACGCGCCCCGCGACGACGACCGCTCGACCGAGGAGGTCTACGCCGAGGCGTTCCAGACCTTCGTCCGCAACGGCATGGCCGAGCTGGACAACGACCAGCGCGCCATCCTCCGCTCGCGGGCGATGGACCCGAAGGAGATCCGCGCCGCCCAGGGTGTCGGCACCTCCTCGGCTGGTGGCTACCTCGTTCCCGAGGGCTTCCGTCAGAGCATCGTCGAGCGCCAGAAGGCCTACGGCGCCGTGCAGGAGGTCGCCACGGTCATCCAGACCTCGACCGGCGCGGCTCTGCCCTGGCCGACGAACGACGACACGGCCAACGTGGGTGCGCTCCTCGCGGAGAACACCCAGGCCACCGAGCAGGATCTGACGCTGGGCACTGCGCAGCTCGGGGCGTACAAATACACCTCGAAGATCGTCCGGGTCTCGCTGGAGTTCATGCAGGACGTGGACTGGCTGAACGTGGAGCAGTTCATCGGTCGCAAGTTCGCCGAGCGGCTGGGCCGCATCCACAACCAGCACTGGACCACTGGTACGGGCACTGCGCAGCCCCAGGGCATCGTGACCGGCGCCACCTCCGGCGTGACGGCGGCGGGCGCTGCTGCGATCACCGCGGACGAGCTGATCGACCTGCAGCACTCGGTCGACCCGGCCTACCGCAACGAGCGCAGTCGCTTCATGCTCTCGGACACGGCGCTGAAGCTGGTCCGCAAGCTGAAGGCGTCCGGTACGGGTGAGTACCTGTTCCAGACGTCGACCTCAGCCGACATGCCCAGTCTGCTCGCGGGCTCGCCGTTCGTCATCAACAACGACATGGCGGCCCCCGCGACCGGGGTGAAGTCGGTCCTCTACGGCGACTTCGAGGCCGGCTACGTGGTGCGCCTGGTCAGGGCGTTCGACCTGATCCGGCTCAACGAGCGGTACGCCGACTACGGGCAGGTCGGGTTCATCGGCTTCGACCGTGCCGACGGGCTCGTGCAGGACGCCAACGCCTACAAGGCACTCACCCAGGCCTGAGCCTGACGGGCCAGGAGAACAGGAGCAGACGCATGCCGACCCAGAAGTCCAGTGAGGCGGGCAACACCGCCGTCAAGAACGAGGGCGACCACGACCGCGTGGTCATGCTCTCACTGCACGCCGACGGATCCCCGGACCAGCACAACCCGGAGATCATCGGCGACAAGGAGGCGGCGGCCGAGGCCGCCAAGACCCAGTTCGCGCAGCAAGCGGTCGCCGCAGTCGACGCGGAGAAGCGGGCCGAGCTCGGCCTGACCGCAACCGACGAGGGCGACACCTCCGACGCGGCGATCGACAAGCTCAAGGCGGAGCACGACAAGGTGGCCTCGGCCGCCGAGAAGCGCGCCGAGAGCGTCGTCGAGTCCCTGCACAAGGGCTGACCGACTGGTCCCGCCCGGCAAGCCCCTCTTGCCGGGCGGGACCTTCCACCCCGCCACATGGAGGTGCTGAATGCCTGCCGCAAGCGACCTCCGCGCATTGGTGGGGGTAAGCCCGTCTGAGGCCGCAGACGGGGACCTCGATGGTTACCTCTCGGTGGCCGCCGCTCTGGTCGACGAGCATCTGACCGGCGGCGAGGCTGCGGACGCGGTGCCCTACACCGTGCCTGACGCCGTGCTCGACCGTGCCTACCTGTTGGTGGCGGCGGAGATGTTCAACCAGGACCAGGCCCCCAACGGCATCCTCAACCAGCAGTACGAGGTCGAGGGCGGCGGGACCGTATCTGCGCCTGTTCGGCTCAGTGCCGACCCGATGCGCCTGGCCTACGCGCTCCTGTCGCGCTGGGTGCCCCCGGTGACGATCGGATGACGAACAGCCTCACCGACCACCGCACGATCCTCAAGGATCTGCTGGTCGCCGGAGGACTCGAGCACACCTTCGTCATCGTGCCACCCAAGGCGACGCCACCGATGGTCTTCGTCGGCCCCGGTTCCCCGTACATCACCTACGAGGGCGCCACCTTCGGGGGCGTGATCGCCCACTTCGACGTCGGCATCGTCGCCGGCAAGGGCACCAACGAGACCGCTGCCGAGGAGCTCGACGAGATGGTCCTGGAGGTGCTCGACGCGATCCGCGCGGCAGGCACCTTCCAGGCCAACGACGTCGACCGGCCCGGCCGCATCAACCTCAACGGCCAGGAACACCTCGCCTGCTCCATCGACGTCCAGACCGAGATCCATCGCTGAAGGAGCCACCGTGGCATCTGCATCAGGCAAGAAGTCCGCGTCGCTGAAGGTCGGGCAGACGTGGGAGATCGGCGTCGAGTCCGGCACCACGACCCCGCCGAGAGCCGAGGTCTCCGGCCCCGGAGGTGTCCGCACGTTCAACGCCGTGAAGTCCGGCCAGGGCAAGTGGACCGTCCACGTCGTGCTCGACGCGGCAGGCGACTACACGGCCACCGTCACGGCCGGCTCCGACTCCATCGACGGCTTCACCGCCACCGCCAAGTAGCACCCCACCGAGGCACGGGGCCACCCCTGAGCCAACACCGCAAGGAGATACAAAATGGCCGCACTCGGCACACGCTCGCTGGTGATCACCATCGGCGGCACCGACTACACGGCGGAGGTGTCCAACGCCCGGATCGTCTCGGGTGAGTCCGACGCCGACTTCGTGACCTTCGCCAACGCCGCCTCGGGTGGCTCGCGCGAGTACCGGCTGGAGTTCACCGCCGTCCAGGATGCCGCCTCGGCGTCCCTGTGGCGTCAGGTGTGGGACAACGCCGGGGACACCGTGGCGTTCATTCTGAAGCCCTACGGCAACGCCGCCGCCTCGGTCGGACAGCCCCACTTCTCCGGCAACGCGACGATCACCGAGCCCGACGGAGACCTGCTCGGCGGCGAGGCGAACGCCTCGACCAGCGCCCGGTTCACCTTCGACGCCTCGTGGGTGTGCGCCGCGAAGCCGACCTTGGTGACGACCTGACCTGATGGCATCTCGCGGTGAGACCGTCACGTTCCGGGTCGACGGGCTCTCGCGTGTCGTTGCCGGGCTGATCTCGCTCGGCCTCGAGGTCAACGACCTCAAGGACGCCTTCAGCGACATCGCCAAGCAGGGCGCGGTCGTCGCCGCCAACTACGCCCCGCGACGGTCGGGGGCGCTGGCTGCCGACATTCGCGGCAACCGGGCGAAGTCGAAGGCGGTCATCACCGCCGGACGGGTCTCGGTGCCCTACGCCGGCCCCATCAACTACGGGTGGGCGGCGCACAACATCGAGCCGTCGGGCTTCATGCAGAAGGCCGACGCCGCACTCCAGCCCTACGCGCTGCAACGGCTGGAAGCGAACATCAACGCAGCGATCACCAAGAGGGGGTTGCGCTGATGGGCGCAACGAGTGAAAGCAAGAAGACCGCGCAGGACACGTTCAACGAGCGCATCGACAGCCTCACGGGCTACGAGGAGCTGGAGATCGCCGACCAGTTCGGCGACGACATCAACACGCTCCTGGTGACCCAGCCGTCGATGGCCTCCCGGTCGCTGGTCTACGTGACCAAGCGGCGCGAGGGCTTCGACGAGGAGAAGGCCAAGGACTTCGCCATGTCGATGACTGTCAAGGCGGTCACCGATTCCTTCGAGCCGCCCGAGCTGGAGCCGATGCCCGATGAGCCGGTGACGGAGCAGGGAAAAGACGGCTCCGGCTCGTAGAGGCCGCCGAGGAACAGGCCGCGTGGTGCCTCCTGACGCACCAGAGCGTGGAGACCTACCTGCGGCTGACGCGCATCGAGCGAGCCGCCTTCCTGCAGATGGCAACCAAGTCGTGAGGGGGGATCGCTGATGGCCGGGCCAGTACGCATCGCGATCCTCGCCAACGGCGCGCAGGCGCGCACCGAGTTCACCCGCACCGGGGCCGCGATGTCCAAGCTCGGCGGCTACGCCAAGCTGGGCATCGCTGCAGCCGGCGTTGGGCTGCTTGCCCTCGGAAAGTCTGCCGTCACCGCGGAGGCGCAGTTCTCCACTACGATGCGGCTGATCGGCGCGGCCACCAAGGCGCCCGCGGCCGACATGAAGCGGCTGAACGACCTGGCGATCAAGATGGGCGCGGACACGTCGTTCTCGGCGTCCGAGGCCGCCGACGCCATGCTGGAGCTCGCCAAGGCGGGCATCGACACCAAGACGATCATGGGCGGCGGCCTCCAGGGAACCCTCACGCTCGCGGCTGCGGGCGGGACGGAACTGGGGACCGCCGCCACTATTGCGTCCAACGCCCTTAACACCTTCAACCTGCGCGGCAAGGACATGGCGAAGGTCGCCGCCGCCCTTGCGGGTGGCGCAAACGCCTCGAGCGCGTCGGTGGAGTCGCTGGGTCAGGCGCTTCAGCAGGTCGGGCCGGGTGCGGTGAACGCCGGCCTGTCGCTGCAGGAGACGGTGGCGGCGCTGTCGGCCTTCGACGCCGCTGGCATCAAGGGCTCCGACGCTGGCACGTCGTTGAAGACGATGCTCTCCCGCCTGATCCCGCAGACCAAGAAGGCCATCGACGCGATGGAGGGCCTGGGGCTCGACTTCACGAAAAGGGACGGCAGTTTCGTCTCGTTGACGAACATGGCCGACCAGTTGAACAAGTCGCTGGGCGGTCTATCTGAGGCTCGCAGGGTAGGCGAGCTGCAAAACATCTTCGGCTCCGATGCCACTCGTGCCGCGACCGTCCTGATGAAGGAGGGCGAGGCGGGCATCCGTGACTTCATCAAGGCCACGAACGACCAGAGCGCCGCGCAGGAGATGGCGAACGCCCGGATGGACGGCACGGCGGGCGCTCTCGAGCGACTGTCGGGGTCCGCTGAGACCGCGAAGCTCCGACTCGGGCAGGAACTCGCTCCCGCCGTTGAGGCGTCTGCGGACTTCCTCGCCGAGAAACTGGTCCCGGCGATGGAGACCACCATCGACGTCGCCAAGGCGGTCGGGCAGGAGTTGAAGCCGGCCGCCAATGCGCTGATGGACATCGCAGGCTTCGCCAAGGATGCGGCGGGCTGGATCGGCGACCTCCCCGGCCCGATCAAGGAGATCGGCATCCAGGCCGGGGTTGCGGCATTCGTGCTCCCTCGGTTGACCGCTGCCGCGACCGCCACCAGTGGCGCGTTTACGACTGCAGTGGCGAAGGTCAGGCAGTTCAACGCCGAGATGACCTACGCCACCACCCGCACCCAGCGCGTGCAGGGGGCGATGACGCGCATGAGTGGCGCTGCTCGCTCGGCGGCTGGAATCGGCGGCATGGTGGCGCTGACCCAAGGCGCCCAACAGTCGAACAAGGCACTCTCAACCCTCGCCAATGTCGGCGGCGGCGCGATGCTCGGGTTCTCCGTGGGCGGCCCGTGGGGCGCGGCCATCGGTGCCGGCGCCGGCGGGCTCCTCAGCCTGTACCAGGCCACCAAGAAGACCTCTGGCGGCATGTCGAAGGCGAAGGTGGAGGCGGATGCCTTCGCCTCCCAGCTCGACGCCATCGCCGCCGCATCAGGGCGGGCGCGTCGTGCCGAGATGCTGCGCCTGCTGGAGATGGACGGCGAGATCATCCCCGCTGCCCGCTCCCTCGGCATCGAGACCAACGTCCTGATCGCGGCCCTCAACGGCAACGACAAGGCGGTGCGCAGGATCAACAACTCCTGGAAGACCCACCAAGGCGTCGTGGACTCGATCCAGCTCAACAAGATCAACACCTTCCTGCGCGACCAGGGCTTCGCCCTCGACCGCTCCGAGGCGAAGCTGCAGGAGAAC